GCCTTCCGTGACGCCTGCAGAATAATAGAGGGACGCCGTCGCTGCGCCCGACGTATAGGCGCTCATCCGGAACCGGTAATAGGCCACCTGGTTGTCGAGGTCGTCCTCAATATAGGTGGACTGCGTGGTCGTGTAGGTGTTGACGGTCTGCCAGTTGGCGGTGTTGCCGATCGAGCGCTCAAGGACCACGGTCGCGGTAAATGTACCCGTGATGGTCAGCCGGAACTGGCGCATCGAATCAACGCCCGTCACCTCGATCTCGTCTGTCACACTATCGACAGCAGACAGGTCCGCTGTCACGAACTGCCCCTGGTGAACAATCTTCAAAAGAGAGCCCGCGTCATATGTCGCAAATAGCGGGAAGCTCGACGTGACCGTCACAATCCCGGTCTGACCGTCCGGCGTGAGCGTGGTCGAGCCAAGATTCAGCGGCGCAAAAGGCCCGTCGATCTGAAGGTACGGCCGGATTGACCATGATGCAGAGCCCCTGCGCTCAAGGACATGCATCTCAGCACCGCCGCCCGCAAAGAACACCGTGTTTAGCGACTGGGCCTGCCGCAGGCTCGGGATCTGGGCTGCCGTCCATGGGCTGGGCAGTTCCAGGATGCCGGGCGCAATCCGCGCAAAGTCTGTCAGCACAGCCTCGCCGACGCCCTCAAGAAAGAACTGCACGTAATAAGGAGACACGCCCGGCGTGAAAGTCACGACATGATCGCCCGGCAAGAAGACAGTCGTCTGGATGATGTCCTCGCCGCCGGATGCGGTCCCGACACGAAGGTTCAGGATGCGGCCAGATGTGTTGAAACTGAACGACACAGCGTCGTCTGGCGCCGCCGTCGTTACCTCGTTCTCGGCAATGGCGCGCTCACCGGCCGCGCCGGTAAATGTTACGACGGTCCCAACGACTGCAATCGACGCTGTCATGGCACATAGCCCGAATAGCCACCAAATTCAAAAATGCCGCCCCCGAACGGATCCACAGGGTCGAGATCACCCGTGCCGCCATCTGGTGCGGTACCGCCACCGGTTGGCGCGGCGGCGCTTTGATCTGTCCATCCCGCGAGCGTGGCGGCCGCGCCGGTTAGGGACACCAGGGCGCCGTCTGAGATAAACCGGATCGAATCTGCCGTGATCTCAAGGCCAAACCGGACAGCGTCGGAAAACACAAACGGCCTGACCCAGGCCTGCGCATTGGACGGCGTGCTCGTCACGTGAAGCGTGCCAGGCATCTTGGTCATTCCGCCTTGTCTCAGCGGAAAGATGTTCTCCATGATCTCGGCGCCGCGGGCGTAGTTTTCGAGATCGACGCGCGCAAGAGCCTCTTTCCCCAGTTCGCCCGCATTGAACGCGACCACTTCCGACTTGGATTTGGCCATGTCATGCCCGCCGCGTATAGGGTTGCTGGCGCCGCGCGTTCACATAGGACCCGACCGGCTGGCGCACTGTCGGGTCTGTCGAAGCGTCATAGGCCTTGGCAAGATTCGTGCGCTCGACCACGGCGGAATTGATCCGCGTGCGGGTCGCGTCGCCCTCATCATTGATGGGATAGGTCTCGTCAGCCAGGAGGGCTGCAATCATATTGGCGAACGTATTTGGCCATCCGCCGATCTGCTCGGCATAGGTCCGGTCTACGTACCAGCAATAAGTCGTCTCATAGTTCGAGCAAATCTTGCCCGCCTGGAACCCGTACTCGATGCCGGACAGGTCCTCGCGGGTCTGGTTCGAGACTTTGATGATTCGCGCCATGGCGGCCGGCTGGTTGAACGTATAGTCCCACCCGGGCACGGCAGGTGTGACCTGGCTGAGCTGGACCAGCGACTTGAACGCGTTCCAGCTGTGCGACTCGAACGCTGCCCCGACCACGTCGTCCCAGGCGGTCACCATCGTGCGGACAATCTTCTTGTCGCTGTCGACACCGACATTCGACGGCTCGCCCGCAAGGCGGAGGGCGTTCTGTACGACGGTGGCCTGAGTGGGCATCAGGCAGCCTCAGCGCCGGTCTCGGTTTCAGCCTTCTTCTTTGGCGCAGGCTTGACCGTGCGCTGGTTGGCAGCGCGTGCGCCGGCTGCCTGCATGTCATGGGTAATCATCGCGTTGATGCGGGCAATGCAGCCCTCCTTCGACGTGATGCCCTGATCCTTCAGCTGGCCCTCGAAGAAGATACCGAAATGCTCGGCGCCGCCCAGCCAGCGGGCTTCCCAGCCTTTTGGCAGATCGGCCGTCTCATACACGTTCACCTCGCCGCGCAGGCGGGTGATCAGTTGCCGGGTCGAGGCGACCTGTGCATGGACCCTCAGGGTGCAGTCCCACGAAAAGTCCTCGGCCTCGCACTCGATGATGTCGCCCGGGGTCAGCGTGGCCTGCCGCGGGTTGTCAGAGATCTTCATGACCTCCCCGAAATAGTCCGGATCCAGCACGTCTTCCGGCTTGTGATTGACCGGGATGCGGGCGTGATAGCGGTTGCGCATCTTGCCGGACAATTCCAGCGCGAGATTGGCGGGGGGGATACGAATTGCCATGAGGCTTTCTCCAAAGCATAAGGGGCCAGGTTGATGAACAACCTAGCCCCCCACACGTTGAGGCGTGGATTACGCCGTGGCGGCGACCGAGATAGCCGTTTCGGTCGCGACCGTTGCGTTGCCCGAAGAGTCAACCGCACGGACAATGTGGAACGCCGCATCCGCAGGGTTTACACTGTTCTTGCCAGAAGTGGTCGTCGGCACCGAGGTCGTCCAGATACGAACGATCACGATGTCACCGACTTCCATACCCAGCGGGTTGGTTGCGCCGGCCGACACACCGGCGAAATAGTCCACCGTGTCGATCGTGTCCGTCGTATCCACCGTGTCATAGACCCAGATGTTGATGCCAAGCGGCCCGGTCTTCGACAGGATGCACTGAAGCGTATTGCGAGTAAAAGCCATGGTTTCAGTCTCCTGTTAGCTGAACGCAGCGGTGTCGTCGTGCACGGCCTTGACCACCCCACGCGGGAGGCAGAGCTTGGCGCAGTGCATGATGACGGCGTAGTTTTCCCAGCGGTGCTGGGGCTCGTAGTAATAGGCGTGGTACTCAGGCTCGCCTGCGGCCTGGGCGCCGATCGCCGACTCGTGGAACAGGTGGCACGTCGCCGTGGCCGTTCCCTTGCCGGTCAGCCCGGTATGGCTGAACCAGTTAACGCCGAGCCAGCGGTAATAGCCCATCGACGGAAGGCCGTTCTCCAGCTTCTTCACGTCGATGAAATCAGCCGACTTGAACTCGGTGATCCGCATCATCTGGCGCAGGGCCTTCGGCGTAACCACGCCCCAGACCTTGCCGTCATCCGTCGGGATGTCGTTGTCCTCAAGCTCGGACACCCAGTCGAGGATGTTGCCGAACGTCGAGAACGCGATAGCCGAACCGGAGTTCTGGACCTGCGTCGCTGCATCAAGCTGATCAATGATGATCTTGTCACGCTTGCGGTAGCACGCGGCCGCAGCCTTGCGCATCTGCATCGAACGCACGTTCGAGTTGGTGCGGAACGCATCGAAGTTGTCGATGGTGTACTTACCACCGAAATCTTCTTGCGGCGTTGCCGTCACCTGGCCGAGGCCGAGCTGGGCAATCGGGATGTCACCGTCGCGGCTGCGGCTCTGGGCCTCTTCGGACGGATCGACAACGTCCCACGTGATCGTGCCCGCTTTTTGCAGGCCATCCGTGCGGACGCACTTGGTGAGAAGCGATTTCTCGCGCTCGTAATCGACCTTGAATTCCTCGTTATAGGCAATCCGGTCGATGTCACTGATCTGGTTTACAGACATGGCTGTTCAGTCCCTGACTTGGGGTTGTTGAAAAGGTTGACAGCGATCCGGCAGAAGAACGGATAGGCCCGAAGGGTCCGCACTCACCTCATTTTGTCCGCGGGTCCGTTGCCGGATAGGCCGCGTGGCTTTCCGAACTGCCCATCGCCAGAGCAGCCAGTCACCTTACCGGTTGGGTCAGCCCCGCCCGGAAATCCTCTCGCGCTGCGCGAACAGCGTGCGCAGTTCATCTGCGCGCTGGTCATAAGCAGGCGTGCCCTTCAGCTTCATGATCTCGTCGATCCTCTGCTGAACGGTCGAAACATCATTCGGAAGCGCGCCGCTAAGCGTGCGCAAAAGCATCGGGTCTTCCTGCGTCGCGCGGCTCGCGCGGATCAGCAGCTGGATCATTTCCGGGTCGTCACCGACGCGGGTGCCGTCCGCAAACTGACGGTCAAGGAAAGCGCGCGGATTGTCGCGCGGACCAAAAGCAGCCAGCGCCGACTCGGCGTGTTGCATCTCAAGCGCCAGGTTCGAACCGTAGGTCTTCTGGAGCAGAGCCTGACCGGCCTGCTTCTTCTGGACCGCAGCGGCCGCCATCTGCGCGGCCTGCTCCTGCATGGCTTCGAAGTAAAGCTCATGGGCGAGGTTCGCGACTTCCGGCGTGGCCGCAAACCCGCCCGTTGAGTGCAGCTTCTCAGTCACACGGGACAGAAACGCCTTGTCAGCATCCCCGATCTCCAGCCCTTCAGGTGGCTTGACCTTGATCTCGTACTTGTCTGGCGCCTCGGGAATGCCGAGCGCCTTGGCAAATGCGGCGCGATCATCGTCGGTCGCGTCGGCGCCCGGGACTTTGATCATGCCATCGGTCTTGTTGCGCAGAGCGGTCTGGGTGTCTGCGAACGCCTTGTAGAAGTCGGTCGGCGCAGCGAAGCGCTCCAGGGACTTCAGGATCTTTTCATCCTCGCCGGCCAGCGTCTTGCGCCAGTCAGTGCCTGCATCCGCAGCCGGCGCAGGGTCTGCCGCAGCGGGTGGGCTCGCTGCGGCAGCAGGCGCCGGATCAGCCGCCACCGGAGGGGAGCCCGGAGGAGCGGCGGCTGCCGGTATTGCTGCGGGCGCGGGTGCGCCGGTATCGAGGATGGTCGCGGTATCAGACATGAAAACTCCTTGTCAGCGTGCACATTACGGATGCTGCGTGGAGGCTTTGTTTAGGCAAAACGGCCGGGCCATTTCGGACCCGGCCAGAGCCCGAACCTGGAGAAGGACCGCCAGGCGCGGGTATCATTGCAGCTCCGTCCAATACGCGCCAAGCGCGGCAATCGCTTCGGCCTCATCGGCAAACGTCAAAAACACCGTATCCTGCGCAGCGCCAGCAAACACGCGCTTAGGCAATGCAGGCTCAATCCGGTAGGGTTCCAGATCGCTGGTGTAAATCTGTGCAGCGATGTTGAGGTTGTAGGCTGGTAGCTGGGCGCCGAACATGGGCTGGCCTTCCTCGTCCAAGCCAAGGAATGTAAATGCTGGAATCGGACCGTCGAGCAAACTTTTATTCCACACGGCATCACCACTCAAATTTAAGGTTGGGGATATGCGGAGGCTCTTTTCCGCGCATGTACCAATTCGACAGATAACCCAGCTTGCGCCCAAGAATTTTATCGGCTTGGCGAAGCCTCATCCTCTGTCCATTGAGAATGGCGAACCGCACACATTGTTTGTTATCGTGCTGCGCCTGAAGCGGAATCCATTTGCAATTCGCAGGCTCGTAATTCCCGTTGACGTTCACCCGCTCAATTGAATAGCCCGGCGGGCACTCGCCCATGTCTTGGTAAAATGCAGCGAATGATTGTTTCCAACGGTCGCAGACCACAATCCCTCTGCCGCCATACGCAGAATATTCGGAGGTGTTTGGATTACCGCACCGCGACTTCATACTCGACCAAATATTCCATGTGCGCGTATGGCTTTTGCCATGCGTCGTACAAGACTTACTCAAGACTTCTCGCTGAAGACAGCCACAGGATTTGGTGTTGCCTTCTGTCAAAGATTTGCGCCGAACAATGCGTTCTTCGCCGCAGTCGCACAGGCATTTCCAAGCTGAGCCGGTATGTCCCTTTGTGCCTTGGCTGACGCTACCCGCATAGGCAATTACCGTCAGCCTACCGAAGCGATGTCCTGTATAGTCTTTGACTTTCCCTGGCATGTTAGCTCCCGGTTACAGTCTCAAGGTTTGCATCGCTTAGAGCAGAGTTGAATATAGCTAGGCGGCGGATGTAGCCAAAGGATTGGAACGTTGCAGCCGAGGTGGCACCAACGCGAAATATTGTTGGCGTTGACGGCAAGGTCACAACGGTGTCTTCAGTTGAAAGCGAACCGCCTCGGGCAATCTGCACGCTATTGGTGTTGCATCGCCCAGCAACTTTTGTGACTGCGCCCAGCGCAATTGTTCCTGTCACGTTTATGTTGGCTTGAGTTACGTTTGAAGCCGCCGCAAAGCCTTGCGCCCGCTGCGACGAATCTACGCCAAGCAAAAACCTGTGTGCGTCGGAATTGTTGTCTACTTGAATTTGAACTTCGCCTGTTGCAGTATGCACCGCCCTCTCAAACTCAGCCCAGAGGGAGAGAGGGTAGCTCACCCCAGCGGTATATGTGAGAACGTCTGCGGCTCTTGTGGCGCTAGAGGATGTGGTGGGGATGGGGGAGGAGGGGAAGGAGCCGGCTTCTAGTTGGGCGCCCCAGAGGTAAAGTGTATCAACACCAGTCCCAGTCCAAGCAGTGACACCATTGCCTGTGGCCGGATAAATCCGACACGACAGAGCAGTCGTTGAAATGATCACATCGCGGTGGTGCGTAATGCGCCACCAGCCATCGCCTAACGATTCTACGGACGCGCGACTATCTGTTCCAACGCTGCCGATAGTTCCATCCGACAGGTTTACGTAACAGTTTCTTGCGTTTCCGCCGTCCACAATTCGCAAGTCTACCCAGTCCGCTGCCGACCCCGCTGGTTTCTTTACAAAAACGGTATACGAATGAGCTGTATTGGTAATGTTTTGCGCTTGGGCGATTAGAGGCTGCCCGGCACTCACTACGTCCACCATGACATCTGCGGTCATCGTGCCATCAGGCGCTGTCACAGAATTTGCCGTTACAGTTGCGTTCGATTTCGTCCAACTCGCATTATCAAACTCCTGCGACCGCAACAGCAGGTTCGTCCGCGCACCCTCGATCAACGTACCCCGGTCGCCAATGGGAAGCTCCCCCGAAGGGATCAGCCTCAAGGTGCCGTCAGAGTTCGTGTAATACTTTGCACTCGCCCGCGTAAAGTTATACCCCGTCCCATCTGCAACCGTGCCCACATCGGCTCCGGCGTAGAGCATTCGGTTGTTGATGTAGTCGGCGTAGTGGTAGGGCTCGACGCCGTTGAGGTAAGTTTTTGCTGAACTGAGAAGGCCACCGACACTCAGCGCGACGTTAGCATCCCCACCAAGGACGCCGGCCCGTGCCAGGTTGATGCCGACCCCGATCTGCATCTACCAGAACGCCACGATGCCTGTGGCGGTCGTGCTGCCGGCGAGGATCCGGCTGACACAGATCGGCAGGAACGCCCCGTCCGGTACGTTCGGGATCACGATCGCGCTTCCAGTACCCGCCATGTTGACCTCAAGGTTTCCGCCAGTTCCAACGAAAACGGCCCGGGTCACGAAGGACAGATCGGTGTCATCACTTGGCGTAACCACGGCGCCGTTACGTGCGGACAGCCCCGCCGGCTGAGATTGCGAATAGTCTGCGGCTGTTGAGATGGGCATCTAGTTCAGCTTCTTCGCCTGCTTGTATCCGTAGAGGCAGACGCCGCCGAAGATGACAAAGCCGATGATGCCGACGATCTCGCCGGGCAGGACTTTCGTGACGACGCCGCCCATTGCGATGTTGTCCACAAGGAAAGCCAGCGCGAGGCCGGCGAGAATGTTACCGAGCATTACCTGGTCGAATTTCATGGTCCAGCCCTCCTTAGGCTAATCTTTCTTACCCTCGCCTGCGTGGACCGGCTGTTCACTGGCACGGTAGAGCGGGACATCGGCATACGTGTTGATCGCCAGCGCGACCCACGACTTGCCAGACAGGAACCCGGCCTCACGCTCGGACAGCTTGGCCGGAGGCAAAGCCGCCACACCGCAGAACAGGCTCTGGATCACCCAGATCGCCGTGACTTGCTGCGCAGGCGTGGCATGGCCGCGAACCACGGCCCGGAGCGCCAGGACGTGATCAGCTTCCAGTTTTGGCAGTTCATCGATCCTAAGCGTCTCGGCCATCAGGCAATGCCTTGCTCAACAACCTGGCTCAGTGTGTCGCCCATCATTGTCAGGTTCTCAGGCCGGGCCTTCATCGCCTGCGTGCCGACCTCCATCGCCATTGCCTCGGCCTTCGCAGCCTGCGCGGCCTGAGCCTTGGCAGCACGGATCTGTTCGACCTCCTCACGCTTCTTCTGCCACTTGGCCGGGCCAAGCCCGTCCATCGCGTCACGCAAAGCCGCGTCGAAGTCCAGATTGTCGATCGCATCGATCGCTTCGGGATGCTGACTGGCAAGCAGCACGGTGACGCGCTGCATCATCTGGTCGAACTGGCTGGCCTTCAGCTTGCGCAGCGCGTCGCTTAGCGGCGTCTCGAACTCGAACTCGATGTCGGCCTCGGACAGGCGCTCGGGAAGGCCCTCGATCGAGCCATCCTCAAGCACGCGGCCAAAGGCGCCTTTTGCCATGGCGCGCTGGAACACGCTGTCCATCAGCATCGCGTTCTCGGCCTCCATCGGCTCGAAGATCGGCGCGGCCTGGATCACGTACTGCTCGACCCATTCGGCCGCCTCGTAGGCCGTCATCTCCTTCTCTGGCAGCCGGCGCAAAAGGTCGACGAAAAATTCACGGCCCATGCGCTGCTGCTGGCGCTCGATGAATTCCATGCCGTAACGCGGATCGCCGCTCTCGACCGGAACAACCGGATCACCCATCCGGTAATCGTAGTCAGCATCGACATAGGTCACGCTGTCGGACGCGAGCTGGAGCGGGCCATGGATCAGGCCCTTCTTGGCAATGCGAGGCGGGCGCACCTTCATCTCGATGCCGGTCAACATGGCCTCTTCGGCCACGTTCAGCATGCGGCCGTCCTGCAACGCAACGCTGGTGCACGGCGAGCGGCCATAGTCCTCGCCCGACACGTCCATCCACATGCGAACCGTGAAGGGGAAGGTCAGGTATTCGCCGCTT